TTCGTTTCGAGCGTTCTCTTCAGACTCACCTCGCTTTGCTCACCCTGGCTTGCGCTGTCATCTGCGGACGATTTGTTGATCGGTTTTGTTAGCGACTCTAAGCCTCCTTGACGCTCTTGTGGCTGATCAACGCCTTGAAGAAATCGGTCGAGCACAGGCAATGCGCGCCGGTCGTGACTTCGCCGAGTAGGGAATCCTCGATCATGCCGAGTACGTCCGTGCATTTGTTCCGGACCTCGGTCTTGTCGACGCCCAGCTCGAAGTTCACCACCTTCTGCTGGATGCGGAATTCCTCGAACAGGTTGTAGAGGGTCGAGCCGTCCGCATCGAGGATCTCGCCCTTGAGCGCGCCCATGCGCAGGTGCTCCAAGGTGATGGCGTGCTTGTTGCGCATCGTCTCCAGACGCTCGGCCATCACGTTCGACACGGATTCCAGTTCGGTCTCCGAGCCGAAGCCGCGCAGCCCCTGCACGGCTTCGGGCAGCACCACGTCGTCGTGCGGGATGTGGGGGATGACGAACGAACGAACGTTGCGCCGGCCCCGCGTGCCGACCGTGCCGGGCGAACCCGGCGGCAGCGTGGGCAGCAGCGTCAGCACGCCCTCGCGCTGTTCCACGATGATCTGCCGCGTGCGCACCGGCTTCGGCGCAAAGAGGTTCATTTGCTCCAGCTTGCCGTACCGGTTCGGGATCAGGTTGATGGCCGCCGTCATCGACGCCATCTCGAAAGCGGGATTGGTGAATGGATTCTGCATGGTCGATCAGGCCCCGATGCGCACCAGGACACCCAGTGCCTTGAGTTGAGAGATCGCGGCGTGCTGCTCGACGGCGGCGATGCCGGCGGGCCACTGCAGCGCATGGGATGCGACGATGGCGTGGCGCGCGACCATCAGGCCGTCGTCGCGGTCGGCCAGGTGGGCGTCGCACGGCTGCATCAGCACACCGGCGGCGTACTGGCTGCCATCGGTGGCGGAGGGGTCGAGCTGCTTGACCTTGCCCGTGGCGGTCACCATGCCGAGCACGGTGCCGAGCTCCAGGGTCTGGCCGGCGGCCACGGTGACGCGCTCGCGCGAGTACAGGTTGGGCGCCTCGTACTTGAGGAGGTCGCCCAGGTTCAGTGGTTCTTGAAGAACAGCCATGTGGTTCGGTTACTGGATGCCCAGGCGCTTCTTGACGGCCTGGAGCAACGGGTTACGGGGAGAGGCGGGGTAACTGGCATCGGCAGAGACCGCCTGCGCGTGCGGATCGATGCGGCTGGCAATCTCGGGCGACGCCTCAGCCCGCGCGGCGAGCAGCTGACTGCGCACGCGTTCGGGCGTGGCGCGCGCTTCGAGGAAGCCCGCGATCAGGTCGGTGCGCCCGGCCAGCGCGCACAACTGGGCGATCTCCACGGCGTCGGTGTGGCTGGCGACGGGGGCTGCCTGCGCTGCGGGTGGCGATGCAACCACCGCGGGTTGGGCAGTGGCACCGATAGCGTCCGCAGCCGGCACGCTGACAGCAGCGGGATCAGGTTGAGTGATCATGGAGCAATCCATTTGGGGGTTGAGAGAGGGAGTGCGCGCGGATGCGACCGGCGCAGGAACAGAAAGCGATGCAGTGAGCTGGGCGAGCGCGTCCTCGAACGTGCCGACGGCATCCGCCAGACCGGCGGCGACAGCGTCCTGCCCGAAGTACAGCCCCGCTTCGGTGGCGCTCACCGTGTCGGCCGTGATGCCGCGATACCGGGCCACGGTCGCGACAAACAGGCCGTAGATGCGGCTCACCTCGGCTTGCAGCTGCGCTTGTGCTTCGTCGGTAATCGGCTCGTGTGGGTTGAGGTCGTTCTTGCGAGCGCCGGCAAACACCGCCGTGTAGCGAACGCCGTCCTTTGCGTCCTTGACGGACTGGTCGACGTGCATGGCGATGACACCAATCGAGCCGACCCCGCCGGTGCGCGAGACGAAGACCCGCGACGCGGCACAGGCCAGGGCATAGGCCGCCGAGAACGCCATGTCGTTGGCCGCCGCCCAGACGGGCTTGATGGCGGCGGCAGCGCGGATGCGATCGGCGAGATCGAACACCCCACCGGACTCGCCGCCCGGGCTGTCGACATCGAGCAGGATGGCGGCCACACCGGGGTCGGCCAGGGCCGCGTCCAGCTGATCGCCGATCGCGGTGTAGCTGGCCAGCCCCGACTCGGCCTCCAGGCCCACGGTGCGCCGCACCAGCGTGCCGTGGATCGGGATCACCGCGATCTGGGCGTTGCCACGGACCGGATTCCGTTCGGGCAACGTGTAGTCGCCCGGCGGCGCCAGTCCGGACAGGCCCACGCGCGGGCCGAGCACCGACAGGATCACGTCAAGTTTGGGGCGATCAATCGCCAGCGGCACGCCAAACAGGCGTGTCGCCAGATGAGGCAACAGGGTCATGGAAATCCTTCAGGCGGCGACGGGCTCGCCTGCGTTGGCATCCGCGCGGGAAGCGGCAGGAGCGCCATCCTTGGCGGTATGGCGTGGATCGGAATCGAAGATCAGCCCGAGCTCGTCGGCACGGGCGTTGTCGGCGGCGATCTCGCGGTCGATGTCCTCGGCGTCGTAGCCAAATGTGGAAATCGCTTCCGAGCGGCTCATCAGGCCGGCGCGGATGGCCAGCAGCATCGCCTTGAACTCCTTCTCGGGGTCCACCCACTGCCAGCCCTGCGGGATCCACTTCACCTGCAGGTACTGACGGCGGCGAGCCGCCCCGCCACGCGCGAAGCCGGGGGCGACCAAAGCACCGGAGAGCACCGCCTGCTTCATCCAGGCCGCCCACACCGGGCGGCACATCTGGTGCACCAGCACACTGTGCTGCACCATCTCGCAGCGGCGGCGGAATTCCAGCAGCCCCGCGCGGATAGACGAGTAGTTGACGCCAGTCAGGTCACCGGTCAGCTGCTCATAGGTGATGCCCAGGGCTGCGGCCACCGCACGGAACTGCGTACGCAGGAACTCGCCATAGGAGCCGCCGACATCGGCCGGATCGGAAAACTTGATGTCCTCGCCCGGCTCCAGAATCTGCAGCGTCCCCGGCTCCAGCCCCACCAGCGAGATGCCAGCCTCGTCCGGCAAGCCCTCGCCCATCAGGTTGTCCTCGGGGCTCTGGCGCGTGACGAAGCCGGCGAACATCGCCGCGGTCTTCTTGCGCACCAGTTCCGCGTCGTCGTACTGGTCGAGCTCGTTCAACTTGACCAGCGCACGCGAGAGCCATGGCTCGCCCCGGATCTGGCCCGGACGCAGCACGCGGTACAGGTGGATGATCTCGCTCGCATCGACCCGCACGGTGTCGAGCCCGCCCTGCCCCGACATCGGCGCCAACCGACCATCGTCCGGATGCGAGCGGTACAGGTGGTAAGCCACGCGCCGGCCCAGGCCGTCGAACTCGATGCCCGAGCGCACCACATTGCCCGGGCCGGAGGCCCCTGCGGTTGGCGGCAGGTCGACGTTCAGGGTCATCGGCAGGTGCTCGGCCTCCAGCAGCTGCAATTGCAGCGGCACGGTCAGACCATCCTCGGGACGGCGCGGGCGCAGGCGGATCAGGCACTCTCCACCTTCCAGCATGGCGCGGCAGGCCAGCGCCTGCAGACCGTAGAAGTCAGTCTGACCGGCGGCGTCGGCTTCTGCCGTCCAGTCTCGCCACAGCGCCTGCACGTCGGCCTTGAAGGCATCGTCGGTGGAGAGGCTCTGTGGCTTGATGCCGGTGCCGACCGCGTTGGCGACGAACGCCTCGATGCCGGCCTGCGCCCACGCGTTGCGCCGGACCAGATCCCGGCTCTTGATGCGCAGGTCTTCGCCACTGGCGAACAGCGCCGCCACGGCGCCCGGATTGCCCGGCCGCCAGGCGAGCGAGCGACGACCCCGACCGGCGGCCTCGTGGACGGGCGCCTGGCCGAACAGGCTGCGGATTCTGCCGAACCAGCCAACCTGGGTTCGTGATCCTTTGCTGGCCATCAGAACCCTTTGCCGGTCGTGACGCGGATCTGGCGCGGGGCGCCCGGCCACAGGCCGGTTTCGGCGGCCTGCTCGAACAGGCCGCGCCTGACCTCGCGGATCGCGAGCTTGAGCTCATCGACCGTGCGGTACTCGACCGTCTTGTCTTGGAAGGTGACGCGGCGCTCACCCTTGGCGAGCGCAGCCTCTAGCGCTTGGAGCTGCGCTTCGGTGTATGCCATTCAGCGGTAAACCATCAGGTTGAATTCAGACGAGTCCGATAGCGTTCCGGCGGCGGTCGTGCAGATGACCTCCACAAACGCCTCGGTCTTGGCCTCGGCGCGCACGCGGGCGGCGGCGGCCTTCATGGACGACTGGCGACCCGCGTTGCGGGCGAAAGCGAGCCAGCAGTAGTTGTCGTCCGGCATCGGCTCGGCGAAGACCACGCGGTACTTGCCGGTAGCGATGCGCGTGACACCCTGGACGTTGAATGCCGACCGGATCACCGCCTGGTCGCCAGCCGTGCCAAAGCAGACCCAGGCGCGGGCCAAGCCCGGGTGATCCGCCGTGATACGGGCGCGGACCTCCTGAGCGATGGCAGCGGCGAGCTCGGCGATGTGTCCGGTCAGAGACATGGCCGCCGGATCAGGCGCTGGTCAGGGCCGCCTCGAAGACCGGCACGAAGTCGGTCTCGGGGTCGCCGATGGCGGCGGCCGCTACCGCACCGATGTTCTGGCGGGCCTGGGCCTGCTCGTCGGCGGTCAGTGCCTGCGCGGCGTCGAAGCGCACACGGCGGTCCATGGCGGCCAGCAGCGCGGCGATGCCGCTCTGGTCCTTGAGGATCGCCTCCTGCAGCTCCTTGAGGGTGTCGAAGGCCGCGTCGGCGCCGCCCAGCAGGTCGGCCTTGAGTGCGTCGAGCAGGCCGGTGATCTTGGACGCCGAGAAGGTGGTCGTGGTGCCCGCCGCGTTGGCGTCATCGATCAGCGCGGCGCTGGTGATCTTGTCGAACTGCGCGCGCAGCTCGTTGATCGCCGCGACCAGACTGGTCTTGTCGGTGGTCGACAGCCGGGCCAGCGTGCCGACCTGCTCGTGGATGGTCTTGAACTCCGACGCCAGACGCAGGACGAGGGATTCGATGCGAGTCTGCAAACTCATGGGGGATGAACTCCGGGTAACAGGATGAGGAGCACCGGGGTGCTCAGGACGACAGCCAGCGGCTCTTGATCACGCGCCGGCCGGCTTGGCGGACCCCAGGACGGGGCCCAGAAACGGCGATGCCACCGCGAGGGGTGGCATCTGTGGGCGAACTCAATTCGATTGGGGACGGTGTGTCCGGCGGCGGCGCCAGACCCAGTTGCCGCTCCAACTCGCGCCAGTGACGCTCCTCGAAGCGGTCGAGCCCGGCGGCGCTCGCAGCCGCGCGCGCGTAGACGTAGCAGTCCAGTGCCTCATTGCGCTCGCGCATCTTCTGCCACGCGCGAATCGGGAAACCGCTCCGGTCACGGCGGGTGATCAGCTGCTCGGCGCACAGCTGCTGCAGGAACTCCGCATCGATCTTGGGCAGGTGCACAAACCCGGTCGGGAACGCGATGGTCGCGCCATCTTCTGCCACGTCGGCGGCTTTGCGCAGGTTGTTGTAGAACTCCAGCTTGGCGATGCCGACCGCCACCGTGAACACCTTGATGCCGCGGCGCAACTTCTTGCCGTTGCGCGTGACATCGACCGCCGTCGGCGTGCCGATCAGCGCGGCGCCGCGCGCTGTGCCCTTGACCGCCATCACACGAGCGTCGCCGCAAGCGCGTACAAAGGCATAGGCTTCCTGCGTGGCGAAGCCGGTATCGAGCGCGAGGCGCGCGAGCGGCATCGTTGCGCCACTGGCGTGCGTCCACTGCTCCTCGACCAGCTCGGCGAGCCGCTTCCACACCGCGTCGCGGGCGGTGTCGCCCATCAGCACGCGATGCTCCACCAGCCACGCTTCCTTGCCGCGCCCGAAGGCCCAGATCGACACCTCGATACGGTCCTTCTGTACGTCGGCGCCGGCCGACAGCAACAGGCCGCCTGCCGGCACGGTGCCGATGGCATAGTCCTCGCGGCGCTCCAGCAGCCGTTGCCAGTCCGGTGCCTCGCCCTCCTCGACCCAGGTCTCGCCCAGCTCGGTGTTCCGGAAGGTCTTGATCGCCGCCGCCGAGCCGGATTCCTTGCTCACCGCGCTCTCCCAGGCCGCCGCTATGTCTCGCCAGCTGCGCCAGCCCACCGGGCTGTATAGCGAGGACAGGTGGAAGCCCGCCGTGCGCCCGCCCGTTTCCGCCATCGCCCGCCATTCGCCTTGCGACAGCATCCACGCCTTGTGGTGCTCATGGATGGGCTCGTCGCAGGCTTCGCAGATATAGGCGGCCGTTTCCGGCTCCCCCTTGGTCCAGCGCAGCTGCTCGAAGCGCAGCCATTGGCGGTGGTCGCAGTGCGGGCATGGCACGAAGTAGCGGCGCTGGTCGGAGGCGTCGTATTCGCGTTCGATGGTGCTGGCGCCGGCAATCGTCGGGGTCGACACGATGAAGATCTTGCGGCGCGCAAACGTCCGGGTCCGGGCTTCGGCGAGCGAGATCGCATCGCCTTCGCCCTCAACATCCAGCGGGTAGCCGTCGACCTCATCGAGAAACAGGTACCGCACCGGCATCGAGCGCAAACCCACCGCGCTGTTGGCGCCGGTCATGACCAGCACGCCGCCCCGGAACTCCTTGGCGAGGATGGTGTTGCCCGAGTCGCGCGAGCGGGCCGGCGCGATCCGCTCGGCCAGCACCGCAGACTCCTCGATCAGCGGGTCGATCCGCTGCTTGGAGTTGCGCTTGGCCATCTCCACGGTCGGCCAGACGGCCATCATGGGACCCGGCGCGTGGTGGATTACGTAGCCGATCCAGTTCGACCCCATCTCGGTCGCGCCCAGCTGCGCGGCCTTCATAAAGACGACCCGCTCGATGGGCGAGGTCGGCGACAGGCAATCCATGATCGCGCGCAGGTATGGCGTGCGGCTGGTACGCCAGCGCCCGGGCTCGGCCGACGCCTTGCTCGACAGCATGCGATGGCGGTCCGACCATTCGGAGACAGTGAGCAGCGGATCCGGCGTCAGTCCTTCGCGCCAGGCGCGCTCGAGTTCGGCGGCGCCTTCGTAATCCGCGTCCAGCATCAATCCACGCGCGGGCGCAGCTCGCCCAGCTCCTGCAGGTGTTCACGCACGGCGGACTCCAGCGCGACGTGCATCGTGTGCGGATCGACGGCCAGCGACGCGGCCATCTGCGCGGAGACCCGCGCCGGCCAGTTCAGCCACGCGTCGCGTTCGGCGCGCGCGAGCTTGAAGACGTGCGCGATGGCCTGCGAGCGGTCCACCAGCTCGCCCTTGAGGCGGGCCAGGCGCACCTTGTTGGTCTGCGCCTTGACCACCTCGTTGACGGTGCGGGCCTGCAGCAGCGACGTGCCGCCTGTGGGCGACGATGCCGGACCGTCCTGGGTCTGGCCGCCCTCCTGCGGAACGGCGGCCCTTACGGGCCGTGTGCGCGTGCCGGTGCGCGGCGCTTCGGTGTTGCGTGCCCATTCGGCGTCGGCGCGGTCCGTATCAATGGTGCCGTCCGCTTCCGGCGTGATGCGCCCGGCGGTGATTGCCTTGCGCACGGCGGCGTCCGACACGCCTCGGTGCCGTGCATAGGCGCGAATTGAAATTCCCATCTGAATCTTGCGTGTTCCTTTGCGGACGGCGCTTGGCTTCTACGCGGCACAGCGCGTTCATGTGTCCATCAACACGACACCTCAACCGGAGCAAACGATGATCGGCACCCTGACCCGAGAAGAAGCAGCCTGCGAACTGCGCGCAATCCAGCAACAGATGCTCAACCTGATCGACGACGCGCGTAGCGTGCTGAGCGCGGGCGACATCGGCGGCCAGCGTGGCTGGATGGATCAAATCTCCGCCGCGCTCTTCGGCGACTACGGCAGCGGCTCCCTGGAGGACCTTATCGACGAAATCGAGAACGGTTGAGACGACGAGGAGGACAACGGCTGAAGTCCAGCGCTGGGCGGCAGCCCGTCCGGCAACTTTCAGCGCAAAGCGCTTGGCTTCTTCCCCACACAGCGCGTTCATCACACCACGTTCAAACCACCTCGAAGGAGCAACACATGACCACGCAACAACTGACCCCGGCACAGCACGCCATCCTCGCCTACGCCATCCAGCACTCCGGCGGCAAGATCGAATGGTTCCCCGACAACATCAAAGGCGGGGCACGCAAGAAGGTGCTCGAAGGCTTGGCCAAACGGGGCCTGATTGCCACCGCCGGCGACGACTGGCTAGTTGCAGCCGAAGGCTACAACGCACTGGGGCTCAAAGCACCGCAGCCCGAAGAACCCGCTCCAGAAACCGAGCCGGCGCGCAAGACACCGCGCACGCGCGAAAACAGCAAGCAGGCCCAGGTAATCGCGATGCTGCGCCACCCCGAAGGGGCAACGGTGAGCGAAATCTGCAAGGCCACCGGCTGGCAAGCCCACACCGTGCGCGGCGCGTTCGCCGGCACCTTCAAGAAGCGGCTCGGGCTGACCATCACCTCCCACAAGCCGGCCACCGGTGAACGCGTGTACCGGATCCAAACCGAAGACGGCAACCAATCGGCCTGATGGCGTACGGGGCCGACTGCGATTGCGGCGGCCCCGCATCAAGCTGAGGACAGCGCTTGGCTTGAGGCCGGAACAGCGCGTTCATGTCGTTGTCGTGATTGACGACGACAACTTCAAAGAGAACACCATGAGCAACACCATCAAACGCCACCCCTGCACTGTGGTCATCGGCGACAAGATCATCCAAGCCGAAAAGCTGGCCAAGCGCCTGCCCTTTGCCCGCAAGCCGGCCGATCTGAGCCAGGTGCGCGGCCAGGAATACGTCGAGGTCTACGTCACCGAAATCAAGGAGCTCACCACGGCTGAATTCGACCATTTTGCGAGCAGCCTGCTGGTGTCCCGAGACTGGCTGCGCGGCAAGGGCGGCGGCAGGCTCGGCAGCTACTTCTGCATCGAGGTCACCGCGCCCGGCCGCCTCACCCTGTATGTCAATCCTGAGGGTAGCGACTACGCGCGGTACGTGGCCCGCGCCGACTAATCGCAACTGACGGAGAAGAAGCCGGGAAGAGCTTGGCTTCTTCTTCGAACAGCGCGTTACTTGTGTCACCAAGACAACACCGATAGAGCACACACGATGAGCACGAACAATCAGACGCGCGCAATCTTCAATAGTGGTTGTGACTTTCGCGGCACGATGAAGGAGCATGCGAACGAAGCCTTTCCGCTGGCACTGGCAGCAATATCAAAAGCCACAGGCTTGCCGCTGACCTCGGTGAGACTTTTTCTGGATTGCGAGTTCGGACGCACCTTCGCAGCCGAGGTGCTTTACAACCTGAGTGAAGGTCAAGCACTCGCACCCGCCATTGACGCGATCACCAATCGGTGGAAGACGAACAAGATCGACGCGCAGACTCACCACACTCACGGCCTCCCGGTCGGTCTGCCTTACCTGAGAAGCTTCGTGCAACTTAGCCAGATCGTGGATGACCTTCTCGGCGGAGACCGAGCCACCTGAAGAGCTTCGTGCAACTCAGCCAGACCGTGGATGACTTTCTCGGCGAAGACCGACTCTGACGGTAACGGATCGCCCTGATCATAGGGCGCCCTTCTTCCAACGCAGGGCAATCAAGCAGTTGCCCCGCTTGGCTTGCATGTCGATCAGCACGTTGCTTGCACCATTACAACAACACATGACATGGAACACATGATGACCACCACCGACCAGATACCCACCACCCGTAACGAAGGCTGGGGCTTCTACGGCACGATGAAGGGGCGCGCCGACGAAGCCTGGCCACAGGCAATGACAACCGTCTCCAAAGCCACAGGCTCGTCGCTAGAGACGACACACCTCTTTCTCGACAGTTCGTTTGGGCGGCATTTTGCGGATGAGGTCCTGAATGCCCTCCACGCCGGCCAGATGCTTGCCGCCGCCATCGACGCCACGGCGGCCGCGTGGATGCAGCGCAAGACGAACGGTGGGCTCAGCGAAATCTACGGCATCCCGCGCGACCTGCCCCACCTGACGGCCTTTGTGGCCGCCAGCGAAATCGCCGACGAACTTTCGGCGTAAGTCCCCAACGGAATGCCGCCCGCGTTGCGGGTGGCGCTTGGCTTTGTCTGCTGCCAGCGCGTTACTACCGTCATCGCAACGGTCAACGCCAAGGAGCACACAATGCGCAACCTCAACCTTCCCCATACCCACGCATCCGAGCGCGAGCGGGCGCTGCGCTGGTTGATCCAGAACCGCCGCCCGGACCTCTCCATCGAGCATGCCATCCGCCTGCTGAGCATGGTGTTGCCCCGCGATCGCCAGAGCCTGCTGCTGCTCAAACGCATTGCGGAGGAGCAGACAGCGGAACCGGCAGCCAAGACGCTGCTCAACTGGCGCACACCTCTCGGTCTGCCGCCTCGCGGATAGCCTGCTCCCCGGTGTATTCCTCCCAGCGCCTGACGATCACGTCGGTGTATTTGGGATCCAGTTCGATCAGGCGCGCAGCGCGCGCCGCCTTTTCCGCCGCAATCAGCGTCGTACCCGAACCACCGAACGCGTCGAGCACCACGTCGCCCGGCCGGCTCGAATTGCGGATCGCCCGCTCCACCAGTTCCACCGGCTTCATCGTCGGGTGCAGATCGTTGCGGGCAGGTCTCTTTATCTGCCAGACGTCTCCCTGGTCGCGGTCGCCGCACCAATGACGCTGCGCTCCCTCGGCCCATCCGTACAGGATCGGCTCATATTGCCGCTGGTAGTCCGCATGCCCCATCGTGAAACGGTCCTTGGCCCAGATGATGAACGTCGACCAGCGGCCACCCGCCTCGCGGAACGCCGCCTGCAGCACGTCCAGCTCACTGGAGGACATCGCCACGTAGATGGCACCTCGGCAGTTGGCAATCGTCGGCGTCAACGCCGCCAGCAGGAAATCGTAGAAGCCGCCGCCCAGGTTGTCGTTCAGGATGGCCCGGCTTGTGCCACGCTGCCGGTCCTTGGCCGTGTTGGCATAGTTCACGTTGTATGGGGGATCTGTAAAGACCATGTCCGCCGGCTCGCCCTGCAACAGCCTGTCGTAGTTCTCCGCGACGGTGGCGTCCCCGCACAGCAGCCGGTGCCTGCCCAACACCCAGACGTCGCCCGGACGGGAGACTGGTTCCTCGGGTACCTCCGGCAGCACAGGCTCCTCCGCCTGGCCGTCGCCCTCCTCCCCGTCCATCAGATCGGCCAGTGCGTCCGCGTCGAAGCCCGTCAACGACAGGTCGAAGTTCGCCGCGTCGAGCGCAGCCAGCTCGGCGCGCAGCACGACTTCGTCCCAGCCCGCGTTCTCGGCAATGCGGTTGTCCGCGATCACCAGTGCCCGCCGTTGTGTCGGGCTGAGGTGATCTAGCACCACCACCGGCACCGCCTGCAGGCCCAGCTTCATGGCAGCGGCGAGGCGCCCGTGTCCCGCCACGATGACCCCGTCGCCACCGGCCAGGATGGGGTTGGTGAACCCGAACTCCACGATACTGGCCGCGATCTGCGCGATTTGTTCGTCGGAGTGCGTCCGGGCGTTGGCGGCGTAGGGGGCGAGCCTCTGGATCGGCCAGTGCTCGATCTTGTCTGCGAGCCAGGAGGCCGTCATTGCGCCACCTCCCCGTCCGCCCGGCGTTCGGCGGCAACGGCCGCGACGGGCTGCCCCGTTGCCTGGAGCGTCACCGGCACCTCGGGGAAGTTCTGTTGGAAGCGCTGGATTGCGACGTCCACGTATTCGGGCGCGATCTCGACGCTGCGGCACTGACGCCCGGTCCGTTGGGCGGCCAGCATGGTGGTGCCGCTGCCGCCGAAGGGTTCGAACACGATGTCGCCTGCATCCGAATACGCCTCGATCATGAATTCCGGCAGCGCGACCGGGAATACCGCTGGGTGGTCGATGTCGCGGCCGATCTTGCCCTTGTGCCGCATCACGCGGATCACCGAATCCGGGATCCGGGTGTCCTGGGTAAGTTTGCCCTCGTGCGTCCAGCTCCCGCGAACGCCGTCCTTGCCCCGCATCGAGGTCGACGTGCCGTCCGGGCGCAGGTGTTCGTCCTTGCCGGCGAATTTGCACGGCACGGTCTTGTTCGGCCGGCGGGCCTCACGGTTGAAATGGAAGACGAACTCGAAAGACGGCGCCAGGCGCTAATGCCGTTCAGTTAAGGTCCCGTTTGATGTATCGGACGGAGTAACGAGAAGGG